ATGGAAATCAAGAAGATTTGGGAGACCGCGTCCCAGAAACAGAGGAACGAGCTGATGACTCTGATTGTGATGGACGGGGTGGCCTACCCTACGGCGTACTCGTGGTGCAACGGCAGCAGACGGCCAAAGCCACTCTATCAGGAGAGGATCCTGAAGTACGTGAAGGATGTCTTCGGAATTGAGTCCACCGCCGAAGAACTGTTCCCGGAAAGGAGGTAGTCATGTATGCGGACAAGGATTCAAGAGGTCTGGTCTCGGTGTTCGAGATGGACAGACCTGAATGGTCGGCACTCCGTGGGGCATGCCAAATGGCCATGCAGCTGTGGGAGGTCCAGCTGACGGAGTTCGCGGGGCTTGAAACGGCCAGGATGCAGACTTGGGAGATTCAGCGCAAATGCCACCTTGAGCAGTGCGTAGGTTTCGCGAGGAAGCTGATACACGAGATAGACCAGGCGAACGCGAGAGTAAATGACGATTCCCGCCGGGGGTTGTTCGAGAACGTGAACAGCGGCCCCGCCTTAGACCCGTTTGACTTATGATTCCGGATTATGTAAAAGACCAGATCAAGGAGAGGGACATTGTCTCGATCATCCAGGGCGAGGGCGTTGAACTCAGGAGGGAGGGCAGCCGCTACAAGTGCTGCTGCCCTTTCCACGGGGAGAAGACACCTTCGTTCGTGGTGACACCTTCGAGGAACATGTATCACTGCTTCGGGTGCGGACGTACCGGCGATGCCATCAGCTTTGTGATGGAGCGGCGCGGCATGACTTTCTACGAGGCGGTGGAATATCTTGCCGGGAAGCTGGGGATAGAGTACGAGAAGAGGGAGCAGACACCGGAGGAGAAGGCTGCTGAGTTCAGAAGGTCACAGATGATGACCGTGAACAAGCTGGCGGCAGAGTGGTTCATCCAGCGCTACAGGGAGTCGCCAGGAGCCAGGGAGTACATCCTGAAGAGACGCGGGATCAAGGAGGAGACCGCCGAGCTGTTCTGCCTCGGCTACGCTCCTGAGAAAGGCGGGCTGAAACAGTACCTCACGGGGCTTGGCTGGAAGGAGGACGTGCTGCTCGCCGCCGGACTTGTCAAGAGGAACGAGGATAACGGCACCGTCTACGACACGTTCAGGCACAGGCTGATGTTTCCAGTCTTCTGGACGAGCGGCTACGTGGCCGGGTTCTCGGGAAGGTACATCGGCGACAAGCCGGGTGTCCCGAAGTACCTGAACACGGGAGAGACCGAGCTTTACAAAAAGAAGGGGATCCTGTTCGGATGGCTTCAGGCCAACATGCAGATCTACGCCACAAAGCAGGCCTACCTTGTGGAGGGCAACCTGGACGTGTGCCGTCTGCATGAGATCGGAGTGAAGAACGCCGTCGCCCCTTGCGGGACGGCTTTGACCCAGGAGCAGATCAGCCTCCTGAAAGCCAAGGCCGAAAGGGTCACTATCATCGGGGACACCGACGAGGCCGGTGTCGAGGCGGTGCTGAAGAACGCGAGGATGCTGACGGAGGAGGGGCTTTCGGTCAGCGTGATGGAGCTGCCGGCGGATCTCGGCAAGGACGCCGACGAGTTCTTCCGGACGCACCAGCACGAGTTCGACGAATGCAACCTTCAGAGGACGCACGACTATATTCCTTGGATCTGCGAGAAATGGATGGAGGGAGCCGCGTCCCAGACGGAGAAGGCCGCCGTGATCACCGAGGTCTGCAAGCTGCTGGCGAAGGTACAGGACCAGAGCGCCGCCGACATGTACAGGGAGGCGTTCACCAAGCGCTACAAGTTCGGCAGGATCTGGACGCAGGAATATTTCAAGGCGAAGAATGACCAGGAGCGCTCCGAGGCGAAGGAGGACGGAACGAAGGAGATGCTCCAGAACTATGGCTTCTACGTCAAGAACAACTGCTACTACGGAGCTTCCAGATCCGGGAACGATGTGAGGTGGAGCAACTTCACGATGACTCCGATCCTGCACATCCGGGACGAGAAGAACGCCAGAAGAATATTCACGCTGCGGAACGTCAAGATGCAGGAGGCGGTGGTGAAGCTGAACCAAAGCGAGCTGGTCTCGTTCACCGATTTCAAGACGCGTGTCGAGACGGCGGGCAACTACGTCTGGGAGGCCACAGCCAACGAGCTCACCTCTCTTAAGAAGTTCCTCTACGACGGCACACCCTCAGCCGACGAGATCAAGCAGCTGGGGTGGCAGAAGAAATGGGGCTTCTACGCATGGGGCAACGGCGGATTGGACAACGGGACATTCAAGTCGGTTGACAAGTACGGGATCATCGACATCAAGGGTCAGAAGTTCTATCTTCCGGGATGCGCCCTCGACACGAGGGACAACACGCAGGGCTATCAGCTGGCGAGGAAGTTCGTCTACACGGAGACCAACAGCGTCTCGTTCCGGGAATATTCCGAGAGGCTGATCACCGTGTTCGGGGACAACGCCAAGGTGGCGCTCTGCTTCCTCTTCGCCTCGCTGTTCAAGGACGTGGTGACCTCGGTCACGACCTCTTTTCCCATCCTTTCGCTGTTCGGGCCCAAAGGTACCGGCAAGTCGGAACTGGGACACTCGCTGACTTCGTTCTTCATCGCCAACAACATCGCGCCAAACATCAACAACACGACCAAGGCGGCTCTTGCCGAGGCTGTGGCGGAGGTCAGCAACGCGGTGGTGCATCTTGACGAGTACAAGAACAACCTTGACCTTGAGAAGAGGGAGTTCCTGAAGGGTATTTGGGACGGTGCAGGGCGGTCGAGGATGAATATGGACAATGACAAGAGACGCGAGACCACGGCTGTGGACTGCGGGGTTGTGATGAGCGGTCAGGAGATGCCGACCGCCGACATCGCTCTGTTCAACCGGCTTGTGTTCCTGACATTCAGCAAGACAACGTTCAGCGACCAGGAGAAGAGGAACTACGAGAATCTGAAGCTTATCGAGAAGCGGGGGCTTACCCATTTGACGAACCAGCTGCTGCAACTGCGGTCAAAGTTCCAGACGGATTTCCGAAGGGTTTGGGACGAGACGTTGTCGGACATGAATGAAAGGGTGCGGTCTTACAATGTCGAGGACAGGACACTGAGGAACTGGGCTATCCTGCTGGCGGCCTACCGGGCTTTGAGGACGGACATCGATGTGCCGTTTGACAGCGAGGAGATATTCAGGCTTTGCTGCAAGGGTTGCGTGGACCAGAACCAGAAGACCAGACAGAACAACGAGCTTTCGGGCTTCTGGGAGATTGTGGAGAATCTGGTGGCATCCGGACAGGCGTACATCAACATCGACTATAAGCTTTGCGCCGGGGACCGTCCGTTCGCCATCAAGGAGTCGGACGTGCCGTTCGAGCCGAAGCACGGAGTGCGGTACATCTATCTGGCTTTCCAGCGGCTTTCGGCTCTCTATATGAAGGAGGGCAAGGACGTGAACGGCAAGGTGATCCCGAGGGATTCGCTGAAGTACTATCTTGAGCATTCGCCGGAGTTCATAGGTACGGCCAAGTCGATGCGGTTCAAGCTGCTGGAGAACAAGACCTACGTGTCGAGCAATCCGGAGACCGGCAAGAGCCGCGTCACCACGGCGATGGTCTTTGACTATGACGCGCTGAAGGTCAATTACGGAATAGATCTGGACATTTCTACGGACACGTTGGAGATCGGTGACAACCGCACGGCGGCCAGCGCTCCCCCATCGGTCACCGAGCCAGCCGAAGCGGTTGATGCCGAACTTTGGGAGGAGTGATGGAAGACCTGAGGAGATATGTCCTGTATTCCAGGGAGCAGGAGGAGGCGTTCCGGAACAGGTACGCCAATGTGATTGCGGCCAGGCGGCGGGCGTATGTGAAGTGGCTGCGGAGCCTCCCTCTTCTGGAATGGGTTGACTATCTCGTTCAGGTCTCACCACGAGACTACGAGGCTGTCATAGGCCTAATCTGCCTCTGTCATCAGGAACGCCTTGTCAGCATCACTTTCAGTCCCGACTACCGCCGGATCAGACGCGATCCGGACACCGACGAGGAGGTCGAGGCCGTTTTCGGAAAAAAGAAAAAGTAAAAATAATCGCCAAAAATTTGGTAAATGTTAAGAAATTCCTTATCTTTGTAGTGCAATCAAAACAATAACGGTAATGAGATACTCGGAAGTCATAAGGAAGCTGAAGAAAGGCGGATGCTCTTTCCTCTCGCACGGTAAAAACCACGACTGGTGGTTCAGTCCGATAACAGGAATAAAGTTCCAGATACCGCGACACAGCAACCAAGAAGCGAAAGACCGGACATTGGAGAACATAAGCAAGCAATCGGGGGTGGAACTATAACCCACCCCAATGCTTAACAAATATTTAATTAATCAAATCAGATATGAAGGCAAAGGTTTATATCGCGAGAGGTTCGGACGGAACCTTCGACGCAACAATGGAGTATAACAAAGCGATTCCATTCGGACTTCTCGGTCAAGGCAAGACAGCCAAAGAAGCCATAGAGGACTTTTACAACTCTTATGAGGAGGCAAAGCAGATGCTTGCGGAAGAGGGCAAAGAGTGTCCGGATGTCGATTTTGAGTTCTACAACGACGTTCCCTCTTTCCTCCAACAATATGCGTTTATCCTAACGCTTGCCGGACTGGAGAAAGTAACCGGAGTGAGCCAGACCATTCTTAGCCACTACATCAGCGGCTACAGGCATCCTTCCCCGAAGACCGTGAAGAAAATCGAGGAGGGCATAAAGAACTTCAGCCAAGAACTATCGTCTGTCAAATTCGCCTGATTGCAACCTGACTCAGGATAAGGCGAGTATCTCATTCACCGACAGGCGCGGCGGCATCCGTATGGACGCCGCCTTTTTTTGTGTCATACAGGAAGAGTCGCTGATATTTCATTAATTACTTACGATTTTTATTGGAAACAAGTGTGTGAAACGGCGGTTTTATAATAACCAATCAAAAAGCGGAAGCGAAATAGCGGCATTTGCTTACACTTTTCAAAATTTAGCCAAAACGGCGGGAAATCGGGAAAAACAGGGCGCTTGTGCCAAAATTTAGCACAAGAGGAGTGAATTTCAGAGTTATAATTCTGAATTTCAAATAAAAGAATAGTGTTATCTATTGTAGTTCTTCAATAAATTACGTAAATTTGGAAAAATGATTTTTGCTGAGGAAACGAAAAACCCCAACTACACTAACTACACTAACTACACTTGAAGTAAATCAATGAATATTAATAAAATAAGGTCTAGTTGCGGTGTAGTTGGAGAACTACACTCCAACTACATTCAACTACACTTGGGCAGTCTCCAACTACACTAACTACACTTTTTGAGGTGTCAACTACACTTCAAAAATAGCTAACTAATTGATAATCAAACACCGCTTCAAGTGTAGTTAGTGTAGTTGATGTTTTTGCGAAAAATGTGTCCAAAATATTTAATGAATCGCGAAATGCTCGATGTCAAATTGAAAGTGGATTCGCCGATGATGGCGGATTATCTGGCTTATCTGTTTCCGCCGGAGAGGCCAGGCGGGCCGCTGAAGGTCTATGCCAGAAACAGCCTGGGCAAACTGCTTGTCGCCCATTGCAAGGTGTCGGAATTCCCTCCGGAAGTGGAGGGTGAGAGGATTCTGAACCTTGAGCTGCCGAGCGACACCGCCACCGCCGCCATGAGAAACAAGTTCCTTTATTATGACAGGTACGACACGGCAGCGCTGAACATGGCCGTCTCGGCCTGCTTTGACATTGAGTTCAAGCAGTACTACCTCAAGGGTTTTGAGCTTGGCTTCCAGAAGAAGGACATCGTCACGGCGTTCATAGTCTCACGGGGGCTGTTCTCCACAGACAAGTTCGACACACTTCACAAGAGAATCTACCGGCGAGCGCAGCAGACGCTGGACAGACTTGTTGACAAGCTGCTGCAAAGAGTCTACTATTTTGACAGAAGCATTAACTTAAAGGGTTTGAAAGATGATCAGAATCATTGACACACTACAGGCTCAAAGCCTGGACAGGCAGGACGGCGTATGGCACAGGCTGGCGCTCATCCCTGCGACGGCCACCATCGAGAGATCAGAGAAGGTCGAGGAGGCCGGCAGACTGGCCACCATCAAGATCAACGCATCTCTGTCGGAATCCTCGGAGGTTCTGCGGGACAACCTTGTCATCAAGGTCGGGTTCTGCCACGTGGGCGGCGAGATCTACGGCTCGGAGGACTTGCCGCTGACGTTCGAGATCAGCGAGACAAACATCCTTAAGATCTCCTGCGCCTACCAGTTCCCTGTTTATTAGTGTCCTTTCCACGAAGAAGTCGCTCAGTATCTTTGCGTAAACATTGATCGAAGATGAAAGCTGACACATTCCAACTGGCAAGGGACATCGTGCAGGGGAAGTGGCTGGTCTCCAATCCGGACCGGCTGCTTCCCATCGCCCGCTCATTTCTCAACAAGACACCCGTGGAGATGGAGGTGAAGGCGGCAAGCGTCACCACGGTCTCCGACTCCGGTGCGCTGCCGGAAAAGGCCAAGCGTGTGGCCATCATCCCTCTTCACGGAACGATGACGAAGTACGACAATTGCGGGAGTTACGGCACAACGTTCATAGCTAAAAGGCTCCGGGAGATGGCCGATGACGAAAATGTCATCGGCATAATCCTGGACATAGACTCTCCCGGCGGCAGTTCGTCTGCCATCCCTCCGATGATCGAGGCGATCAGCCACGCGAAGGCCGCCGGAAAGCCGGTCTATGCACATGTGGACTGCTGTGCCTCCGCCGCCTACTGGGTGGCCTCCCAATGTGATGCCATCTACATGGACAACGACCTTTCCGAGGTCGGCTCCATCGGAGCCATGGCCGTGTTCATCGACAGCACGGCTGCCAATCCTATCACCGGAGAGAAGACAATTGTCATCTATGCCGAGGAGTCTCCTGACAAGAACTTCGCCTACAGGGAGGCACTTTCCGGAAGGTACGAGGCGGCGAAGGCCGAGCTGAAGCCGCTGGTGGATCAGTTCAGGGATGCCGTCGTGGCCGGAAGGCCTACCATCCACAAGGATCAGGACGGGGTTCTCTCGGGAAAGATGTTCCCCACCGCCGACGCGCTGCGCCTGAACATGGCGGATGCCAGGAAGACCCTCCACGAGACAATAGATGCGGTCTTCGCACTTGCAAGCATTTAACCAATCTTTTTCATAATGGACAAGAAAACTCTCAACAATTCCAAGATGGGTCGACTTGTGGCCCGTCTCTTCGGCAAGAGCGAGCTTGACGTCAAGGACGGCAAGGTCTCCCTTTCCGACCAGGAGCGGCAGAAGGTTCTGGAGAACTACGGCCAGGACTTTCTCGACAAACTGGAAAGCATCAACCTCGATGAGGAGGGTGATGCCGTGACCCTTTTCGACGCGGCTGTAGCCGCCAAGACGGCGGAAGCAACAGCCGCGCTGACAGCACAGATCGAGAAACTACAGAATGACATTGTCTCGCTGGCATCTGAGCCGGAGCCGAAACCGACCGCCTCTGGAGCGGAGGTGCCGCCGCAGACGAAGGTCTTCAACATCAACATGGCCGCCGTTCACAACAAACTTGTGCGGGAGGCTCTTGATTCCGTCAATCCGTACGCCTTCGCAGCCATGGACGACGCTACCATCGACATCAAGGATCTCAACGCGGAGTTCTCCATGGTGATGCCTCCAAAGATGAAGCTGGAACTGCTGAACAAGAGAATCTACAACGGATTCGACGACGCGAAGCACATGACCCGCATCCAGTCCAACACGGACTACATCGCCTCCGCGGCCATCATGTCAGAGGTCTCCCAGCAGTTCACCCCGAAGTGGACGCCTAAGGGAGCCGCGAAGTTCACTCCGATCCGCATCCCTTACCGCCGCCACAAGCTGAACGTGCTGATCCAGCCGGCGGAGGTGCTGAAGAGCTGGCTGCTCTCTCTCTACGAGCAGGGCAAGACCATGGCGGACATGCCTATCTCCCGCTACATCATCGAGAACCACATCCTTCCTAAGGTGCTGGATGACATCACCATCTCGATGATCGCCAAGGGTAAGTTCATCGATGCTGGTGTTGTCGCTGACGGTGACACAGGCAAAGCCGCCAAGAACTCGATGGACGGTTTCGAGACCATCCTTGTGGAGGGCAAGTCCGACGAGAATTGCAAGATCAACTACTACAAGGCGGCAGCCGACCCGATGGCGATGTCGGACTCCGAACTCCTCGCCTACATCGACGGCTTCGTTGACAGCATCTCCGGACTGTTCGCACACATCGTGACCATCCACTGCTCCGAGCAGCTGCTCACCCGCTACAAGAGGGCGGACTTCGCCGTCAACGGCAAGTACACCGGCGTGGAGAATGACGGAAGCATCCGCTTCACCAAATTCCACCTCGTACCTCTGAAATCGATGTACAACTCCCCTATCATCTTCGCGACCCCGAAGGAGAATTTCGTGGAGCTTGTGGATCTCTCCAAGGCGGAGAACTGCATCGTCAAGATCGAGGAGCAGAACTATGACGTGAAGGTGTTCGGCGAGTACTCCCTCTCTACGGGCTTCAAGATCGCCGAGGCTGTGTATGCCGCCGTGCCTGATGGCTACACTCCTGTCGAGAGCATCGTCTCCGATGTCCCTGACACCGACAAGTGGGAGAACGGAAAGAAGGCTGCTGACAACACCGAGGATCAGGGTCAAGGCGGTGCATAACCAAATAACAAGCGTTAATTATGGCTTACGTAAAATCATCAATCCCTAGACCTGGTGACGGCGCTGGTTGCGCCGCCACCAGAAAATCCCAGATCATCCTGGTCGATGTGGAGGATGTCGAGACCGAACCTACACGCGAGGTCGGAAATTGCAACGTGACCGGTGACCTCACCCTGAAGGCCGAGGCCAAGGCCATCTCCATCTATGCGACCGCCTCCTCCATCCAGGTGACGGAAGAACTCTCCGGAGATCCTGACGCGGAAGGCATCAAGACCGGCATCGTGTTTGACCATCCGGGCAACTCGGTCGCCATCAAGAACTTCATCGAGGTGTTCAAGAACCGTGGCGTGATCGCCATCGTGCAGGAGTGTGACGGTACGGATTCCGGTCGCCCTCAGATCATGGGGCGCGTCTGCAACCCGCTCAGGCTCTCACTTGAGACCAAGATGGATGGCGAGGCCACGAAGAGGACACTCACCTGGAAGCAGGCGCTTCCTGACAAGTTCCTCGCCGGCGAGTATTCCGGAAAGATGCCGACGGTCGCCGAGGCCGCGGCCTCCGCTGTGGGAGGAGCCTAACGGATGGCCGAGGGTGACAAGACCAAGGCGGCTGTCAGGAAAGAGACCCCAACCGCCGAAGTCTCAGACGGAGGAGCCAGACTGGTTGTCTGCGCCTACGAGGGTACGGACATCCAGTTGTCCAAAGTCTGGGAGAGGATGACAGGCACAAGGCCTGTTGTCATCACTGTCGGACCGGATGACGACATCCGGGACATCCTCGCAGGAGTCATCGCCGACAACAGCGTCGCCGATGAGTTCGTCCTTGTCCCGGCCAACTGCGTCCCATGCGCCCCGATTTCCATCGGGGAGCTATCCTCGCCAATCGTGTTCGTGGATGTCGAGGGCAACAAGGTGTTCGGCGAACGGCTGCCGAAACCGTTCTCCAAGGAGAAACTGGTGGAAGCGCTTCCGGCACAGGATCAGACAGTCGAGGAGTTCCTCAGGGACTACTTCAAGAAGAATCTCCACCGGCCGGTCGAGGCCGGATTCCGCTTCGGCAACATCGTCACACCGGTGTACCGCGCGAATCCTTGCGAGCACATTGTCATCGAGGCGTTCGTCCGAAAGAAGTTCGTCTTCGCAACTCCTCAAGGCTATGCGGCCATCACGCGACTGATTGACCAGTACCTGCTGAATGAGTAACGAGATTGACAGATGGATAAGTTCGGGAGCCGAGGTCATTGAGGGACTTCGGCTCTTGAGTATATACGCGCCCAACAGGTGGCTGGACGCTCTTGTCCGGAAGGCTCCGGAGGAATATTCACGGCTTCTGAAGAAGACCTTGCTTCCGTTCGCCGACGGGATCCCGTTCTCGCGGACACTGGCCAAGGGCGGACGGTTCCGGGAGGACTGGCCATTCCTGTCCGAGCCGGACTGTCCTACAGAGCTGAAGGCTCTGGCAGCGGACATGATCTCCTCCTGGCACAACTATGTCAACGCCCATGAGGATCTGTTCAGTTGCACCACTCCGGAAGAGTGCTATGAATGCGCCGAAAAAACGATAAGAAATTTTTCTCAAAATTCAAGTTCTCGCCTTGAATTTCAATACTATAAGGAGCATCACCGAATCCTCGGCAAACACCCGATCTTCGCCTTGACAAAGAAACTGGAGAATCTGAGACGAATGCCGATCACCGAGTTAATCCGGAAAAGGCGCAATGTCCAGGATTCCATCTGGCGCGCGGAGCGGGAAATCAAGAAAGGCGACCGCCCTGACCTGAAAGTGTCAAGAGAGGACAGGCTTGCGCGTCTGCGGATGACTCTCAATGAAATCAACCGAATGATAGAAGAATATGAAGGTACTGACCCCAAAACTACTCGATGATCTTTCTTCCCTTGCGGCACTTGGCTGGACAGATGCCGAGCTGGCCAGATTTCTGGACATCACGGAAAGACAGTTAGCGGACATTCTTGCTGATCCCACACCGACGGATAATCCAAACATCCGTGATGCCATCAAGCGCGGCCAGCTGGAGAAAAGGGCAAAGATCGAACTTGCCGTCGTTCGTGGAGCGATGGATGGCGACGCTGGCTCCATCGAACAGTTCCGGGACATCGTCCGGGACAAAAGCTTCTCTATCTCGAAACTCGACCTGTTCGGAGGAGCGGAGAAAGAGGGCGCCTTCGAGAGGATCCAGGAATATATCGCCTCCGGCTCAAAGGGAGACCTCTCCGACAAGGAGCGTGTGTACATCGACCTGCTGACGCTGATATATTCATTGGACGGCCAGTACGGCAAGCGCCGGACGGTCAGGTTCCTGACCAGCGAACCTTTCGGCCTTCCCTACCAGCGGGCCGCCGACATCTATTCCGAGGCGATGGAGCTGTTCTACTGCAACCGCAAGGTCTCCAAGGAGGCGATGCGCAACAAGATGGCGGATCAGTTCGACACACTCTATGTCGCCGCGAGGGACGCCGCCAAGACATCGAAGGACTATGCCGTGGCCGCTGACATCCTTGCCAACAAGGCCCGCGCCCTCCAGCTGGACAGGGACGATCCGGCCAAGCTTCCGGCTGAAATCTACCAGCCGATGTTCCGTCTGCTTTCCGCAACGCCAGAATCCATCGGACTTCCGGCAGCCAACCGTGATGAGCTGGAAAGGCAGATTGACACCGTGGTCGCTCCGGAGTCCGTCAAGAGACGGCTCAGGACCGATGCAGGCATCGTTGATCTCGACATCGTAAAATACCTTGAGGATGCAAAGGAAGAGAGTTAAACCTGAATCCACACAAGCCGCCTCCGTCCAGTACCAGAACCCTTTCGCCCAGATCGTGTCGCTGGCCGGCGCCTGTCAGAACCTCAATGTCGTGGGGCGTGGCGGAGCCAAGACAACCGACATCCAGGCCGAAAGACTGCTGGATGTCATCTATGATATGCCAGGAGCGCCCGTCGTCTGGGTGGCCGACACGTTCACGAACCTGAACGCTAACATCCTCCCTTCCGTTCTGGAGGGACTGGAGCGCAAAGGACTCCGTGAGGGTGTCCACTATGTCATCGAGAAGGAGCCGCCCACCTTTACAGATGCGGAAAAGGCTGGTCTCCCGGACTGGCTTAAGCCCCATTTCTGGAAACCGTTCAACAAACTGGTCTCCTACAAGCGAACCATCATCTTCTACACCGGCACCAACATCAGGTTCGGTTCCCTCGACCGTCCGGCCACACTGGCCGGAGCATCCTATGTGTTTGTATTCGGAGACGAGGTGAAATACTTCCGTGAGGACAAGATCTCCAATCTTCTGAAGGCAGTCCGTGGCTACAGGCAGGAATATGGTCACAGTGTCTTCTACCGAGGATTCAGTTTCACCACCGATATGCCGGACACCACGCACATCGGGGAATATGACTGGATCCTGAAATATGCCCACAATATGGACATCCCGGCCATCGTGCTTGTGCTGAAAGCCGGCCTGGTCTATAACGAATGCCTGCACGAGGCTGCCGCCGCCAAAGACAAATGGATGAATACTCACAGTGCCGATGACCTGAACGTCTATCGCAGCAAATGCCGTGTGGCCGAACAGTGGAAAGCCCGATGGACTGAACTTAGGATGCGTAAGGAAGCCAGGACTTTCTTCATGCTGGCATCATCCTACATCAATGTGGACATCCTCACAGAGCAGTGGTTCGGGGATGCCATCTCGGGTAAGCTTCCTGATCTGAACACGGCCATCCTCTCTATGCGCCCGTCCCTGGAATCAGGCGACCGCTTCTACACCTCCTTGAGTGAACGCCACTTCTATTATGATGGCACGGATGAGGAAGCCTACGATGGATTCGGACTGCTTGATCAGGAGGATTGCAGGGTGCTGAAATATCTCGATCTGGACAAACCGCTCATCGCAGGAGTGGATTTCGGGAATATGTGCTCGATGTCCATCGCCCAGAATGACACCGAGAAGGGACGCTCGTGCCTGCGTGTTGTGAAGTTCCTCTACACTCTTGCGCCTGAATATGTCCCTGACCTTGGAGAGAAGTTCCGCGCCTTCTTCGCACCTGTGAGGCGCAAGACCCTGATGCTGTACTATGACCGTGCAGGCAACTCCTACAAGTCCGTGGGTGAGGATCAGGTCGGCAAGTTAAAGAAGGCTATTGAATATGATGAATCCGGCCGCCGTACAGGGTGGACGGTGCAGCTTATGTCCATCAACCAGGGCAACATCGGGCAGCCGGAGGAATATTCATTTATGCAGGAGATAATGAGTGAGCGTAATCCACGGTTGCCGGTGATTCGCATCGACGCGTATGCGGCCAAGCATCTGAAGCTGTCATTGGAAAAGGCAAGGACTGTGGTCAGGAACGGGGTTGTGTTCAAGGATAAGAAAAGCGAGAAGTTACCGGTGGAGCAGCTGCCTACGGAGTCCACCAACCCATCAGACTCATTCAAGTATCTTGTGATGACCAAGCAACTCAGAGGCGTGGCCAGCGGCAAGACGATGCTGCCGTCCTCGGCGACGGATCCTCGTGCGGTCGGGAAAAACAAGGACTGAGCGGGGCGTGCGCCATATATCACCCTCGGGAAGGAATCGCAATTGCGATTCTTCCGTTGCGCGGCCCGGGCTCTTTTGCGTCCGAAAAAGTGCGTTTTTGCCGCGGCGGGGTGCAAGGCTTTGAACCACTTGATTTTGACGGGAATATATTCACAAAACAAGCCCGTTTGGCTGAAATAGCCGAGCCTTGGGCTGTAGTTTCCGGGTTGGGCGTGGTGTCCTTTTTATCGTCTTGGGAGGTGGCTAACTTTGTGATATGAACGTATATGAAGCATTGACGGAGATGAGGCGACTGTCAGAGGAAGACAGGAGCTTCAGCTTCTCGTTTATGAGCTATAACCCCACGAAAGGCACAAGCGACGGGATCGTCTATGTCCGGCGCGGGGTGCTGAGACATAGGGAGACCAAGGAGCACAACAAGAACGCTGACATCATCGAGGGCTACACGGATCTGGAGACCGGAGAGCCGCGGCGTTTCTACCAACCGCTTCTGATGACATTCAACGGACAAAAACTGATACTCGTATGAGCAGAATCGAAAAAATATCCGACCACACATCCGTTCTGCGGCTGAACGATGGCCGGGCTTTCGCGCTTTCCAACAGGAGGGACAGCAGTCTGGACTCCGTGTTTTGGATGGCGCAACAGAGGAACTGGGAACAGTTGCCCCAGACGATTTGCGGACAGAAGATCGTGCCGTTCGGCCACGACAACAATCTGCCGGTGCACCTAAGGGACATCCTGGACGAAAACAATCTTGGTCCGGGAATCCTTGAGAGGCAGATGGGGCTCCTCTACGGGCAGGGCGTGTTCCTTAACCGGCTGGCTTACCAGGAGGGGAACATCGTGCATCACTGGGAGGAGGACAGGGAGATCCAGGCGTGGCTGGACAGCTGGGACTATGTCAGCTACATCAAGGGATGTATGACCGACTATCTGCACCTGAAAGGATTCTTCGACGCCAAGTACCTTGAGAAAGGCAGGAGAATAGGCAGGGAGCCACGGATCGCCTATCTTGAGCATATTCCATCCAAGAACGCAAGGCTGGAGTGGACGGACAGCCGGGAGATCAAGGATGTCAGGCACATCGTCGTGGGGGACTTCGAGCATTCCTGCGTCGGTACCGGCGTGAGGGTCTATCCGGTCTATGACAGGAGGAATCCGGGACGGTTCGGAGCCTCGGCTTCGTACAACCACACATATTCATTCGCAAGGGATTTCTACGCCGTGCCTCAGTACTGGGGAGCGCTGCGCTGGATTGTCAAGGGTTCCGAGGTCCCGACCATATTCAAATACGTCACGGACAACGGCATCAACCTCGCCTATCTGGTGAAGGCTCCTAAGGAGTACTGGGAGGAGAGGCGCGACCGTCTGAGGATGGCAAACCCGACGTGGGATGACACCAGGATCGAGAACGAGATAAGCACCCTGACTGATGAGCTCCTGCGCCAGATGCAGGACGTGCTGAGCGGAAAGGAGAACGCCGGAAAGTTCTTCTACTCGCTGGACATGCCTTCGGAGAGCGGAACAGGGCGGGTGTCCTGGTCCGTGGAGGCCATCGACCAGAAGATGAAGGATTTCGTGGAGGCGCAGCTGAAGATCTCGGAGGCCTCGGCATCGGCGATCACCTCGGGGATGGGTCTTCACCCGTCGTTGTCGAACGTGATGGTGAACGGCAAGCTGGCATCAGGATCGGAACTGTTGTACGCCTTCAAGCTGTTCCTGCTTTCGGACACGGAGATCGCCTCGCAGACGATTCTGGAGCCGGTCAACCAGGCGATAGCGTTCAATTTCCCGGGCAAGGGACTGAAACTTGGGTTCTTCCACAGGCAGTTGTCGGCGGAGGATGCCCTTACTTCCTCGGCCAGGATTAAAAATCAGTGATTATGATGGATTTGTTCAACAGAAATCGGGACGGCTCCAAGGAACTTGAGGATCTGACCGGCCAATGGTACGCTTCTTCTCCTTTCAGGCTGATCGAGACGGAGATCCGGTTCGCCACCGATGAGGTGGCGCGGCTTGTGAGTCCGGAGGTGGTCAAGGAGGCCGCGGAGGCTTACGATGAGGATGAGAAACCGGAGCTTGTGGCCGCTGTGAGGCTTCCGGTGGCTTGTCTGGCGTTGATGCGTTACGCCAAGCTTTCATCCGTGTCACACGAATCGACCGGACGGAAGGTCAAGATCGATGACAATGAGAGAAGTCCTTACGAATGGCAGATAGACAGGGATGACAGGGCAATGAGGGAGCGGTATTTCAGGGCTCTGGACGCTTTGTACACCTACTTGGAGACTTCCGGCAACGAGAACTGGAAAGCGTCGGCCAAGAGGACGATGACGGGCGAATCCATTGTCAGGAATATTCAGGAGTTCGAGGCTGTCTATCCCGTCGATGGAAGCTACTATGTCTATTATCTGCTCCAGGCGCTTGTGATCGAGCGGCAAAGGGCGGTGATAGGACCGTTCGCGGGGGATAAGTGGGCTTCCATAGCCGACGGCTCGGCTGACGAAAGAGTGCTCTCGCTGGCCAGAAGGGCGGCCATACTGAGCGCCGTGATAGTGGCAGGGACGAGATGGAGCCTTGAGGTGTTCCCTATCGAGATCGCAAGGCGGTTCTCCCCTACCTATCAGGGCAACAGGTCCAACCGTGTGGCCACGATGGATGAGATTGACTGGTACGTCGGCAATCTGAAAAGTGAGGTCAAGGACGCTTTGACGGATTTGTCGGCTCTGATCAGCGAAGATAAGGCGGATCCTAAGCTTTTGCCTGTGAATGACAGGCGGAACAAATTCTTTACCACCGAGTGATGAACACGATTGAGGTTTTCGAGACCGGCAAGGTCGTACAGGTGCCTGGTTCGTGGAGAGAAATGACTCCGGAGCAGGTGCGTGGGGTGTTCCGGATCTTCGAGTGGTGCCTTAGGCACGGAAAGTCTCCGTTGGAATTCAATGTGAGGGTGCTTTGGATGCTGCTTGGGGTGCGGAGGACTGTCAAGGGATGGTTAGCGGACATATTCAATGGCTCTTCTTCTGTCAGGGATGAGAATGTCTATCGGATGTGCGAGACGTTTCTGGGCTTCCTGTTCTCGGAGGAGTCGGCTGCGCTGACGTTTGATTCGGTCGCCAATCCGATGCCGGTGGTGCGTTCGGGGCTTGTTTGGCTTCACGGTCCGGGGGAACTGCTCCAGGATCTGACGTTCGGGGAGTTCAGGCACGCATCCGCCGCAATCAACAGGTTTTTCAGGAGCCACGAGCCGGAGGATCTGGATGAATGCATAGCTTTCCTGTACAGAAGACGTTGCCGGAAGGCCAACAGGGCAGGTCGGATGGTGCCGGATGTGGACCAACGGAATGCACGTGGGCATATTCATAGAGCGTCGAGGTTGAAGGGGTGGCAGAAGAATCTTGTGATGATGTGGTTCTCGGCTTGCTTGAAGTACCTTCAGTCGGGTGTTCTGGAGATTGACGGGGAGGAGATTGATCTGTCGAGGCTTTTCGCCGGGGATGACAAGCATTCCGGTGTCAGCTTCGGGTGGAATGACCTTCTGGTCGAGGTGGCCAAGGAGAACACGCTTGGAAACATCGACCGGGTGGATGAGGAGCCGTTGTTCTCGGTGTTGTCGATTATGTGGCATAACTATAAGGAAAGGAAGAGAAATGAGCAGATTATCAAGGCTTCAAAGGCTCACTGAGTACCTTTCGGGGTTGAAGATCCACTCCTGCAGGTGCTGTGGGCACATAGATCCGATTTGCACGACCGCGCAGTCGGACGCCACTTCCAAGCTGGCGCATCTTTCGGGTGTGCAGGTGGTGGTCGCGCGTCCGGAGGTGCATCAGCGTGGGGATTCCGATTCGTTCCGTGAAGAGCTGGGGACGGTGATCTTCGTGTTGGAGAAGGGGCTTGGGCTGGATAAGACGGAGGAATCGGAGAATGAGCAATATTCACGGCTTCTGGAGGTTGCGGATTTAATTCTGGCTTACATCACGGAGGAGGCTTCGAGTCAGAACTGTCGTCTGGTGACGGGGTTGTCGCTGGCTTCGGTGGACGTGGTTCCGGAGGCAAGCGTCTTCGGCGGCTGGAGCGGGTACAGCATCGAACTATCATTTGAGTGATGGATGTCAGGGCGCGTTTCGTTAGTGAGATCCTTCAGGATGAGGGACAGAGGCTTCTGAGAAATCAGGGCAAGGCCATCGAGGCAAGGGTCAAGAAGCGTTCCGGGCGGCTGGAGTCGTCCAGGAGTGTTTCTGTGACCGGCGGGAGCGGCGCTTCGGGGACTTTGACGTTCGTCCACGTGGCCTACGAGCGCTTCCTGGACATGAAGCGCCTCCAGCGAGGAGACCAGTCCGTCAAGAGCAACCGCAGGATCCACAACCGCTATGTCTTCGGCGCTTTCGCCTCCATCGCCGAACGGTTGATGAACGAGTTCACGGAGGATGCCGTCGCCCGGATAAAGGCGGCGGATCAGGGCAAACAATAAACAATTATCTATATGGCTAAAAGAATTACGGATGAGGATCTTCGGCTGAACCTGATTGTCAACGGGGATGGCGGCAGGAAGGAGATGCTTGCGCTGGACAGGCAGATGAAGGATTTGCAGAGTTCGACCAAAAGGACCAGGACTGAACTCAAGAATCTTGAGAAAGCCGGCAAGACCGGCTCACAGGAACACCAGAACCTGACGAAGACCCTGAAAGACCAGGAGAAGACCCTGACGGAATGCCGGGAAAAATATAACAAACTCAGGGATGCCATTTCCCTTGAAAACAAGACATTGGCGGAACTCCGGAACCATCTGAAACTGACGCAGACGGCTCTTAGCAAGGCCGTTCCCGGGACGGAGAACTGGAAGAAGCTTAATGCCGAGGTCCAGCAGACCAAGGCAAGGCTTAAAGAGCTTACCTCACAGTCCGGGCAGACCAAGGGTGCGCTTGAGAAATTGTCAAGCGTCAAGGCCGGAGCTTTGGCGGCATTCGCAGCTATCGCCGGGGCCGTCAGAGGCGCGGCAAGGGCGTTCCAGAAGATAGTGGACTTCGAGCAGGCCAACGTCAACCTCTCCACTATCATCGGCAAGAACGTCAAGGACATCGAGGCGCTGACATATTCGGCGATGGAGCTTGGACGGACCACTGAATACACCGCCTCGCAGGTCACGCTGCTCCAGACAGAACTCGCGAAGCTGGGTTTCAAGGAGGGTGCGATCATGCAGATGCAGGAGTCCGTCCTGCACTTCGCCACGGCCATCGGGACCACCCTACCGGAAGCGGCGGCGATGGCGGGAGCGACACTGAGGATGTTCGGGCTTGACTCCAAAGACACCGCCGACACCCTCGGGGTGCTGGTGCAGGGAGCCAACAACAGCGCGCTGAGCTTCTCCTACTACCAGACAGCGATGGCCACGGTCGGACCGGTGGCGAAGACATTCGGTTTCTCGCTCAGGGACACGGTCGCCCTGCTCGGCACACTGGCCAACGCTGGGTTTGACGCTTCTTCCGCGGCCACTGCCACAAGGAACATCCTGCTTAACCTCGCGGACTCAAGCGGCAAGCTGGCGGTGGCCTTAGGCAAGCCTGTAAGCACATTCCCTGAACTGATGTCCGGGCTGAGACAGCTGAAGGCACAGGGAGTTGACCTTAACACCACGTTGGAACTGACCGACAAAAGGTCTGTCTCCGCCTTCAACACGTTCCTTGACGGAGCGGACGCAGCTTTGGCTCTGAGGGATTCGCTTGAGGATGTCAATGGCGTGCTGAAGAATACAGCCGAGGAAAGGATCAACACGGTCGAGGGTTCCGTCAAACTGCTCCAGTCCGCATGGGAGGGGCTGATCCTCTCGTTCAAGGAGTCCGCCGGACCGATCAAGAGCGTGATTGACTGGCTGACCCGAATGGTGGAGGGGCTGACGGAGCTGATCAATCTTGGAGGCCGGCAGGGATTCTTCTCCGAATATTCACAGGCCTTGGCTGAAATCAACCCCGAGACGGATCTGGGGCCGGGGGTTACGATGGAGAGCTACATCGCATCCACCCGGGAGCAGTTGAAGAAAGAGGCAGAGGCCGCCAAGGCGAAGGCTGATTCGCAGAATGGGTTCGGAAGATGGTGGAGCGGCTCTGGCGACTCCGCGGAACTGGCAGCGAACAGACTCGAAGGATTCGACCTCGCTGCCGCCCAGTACCTGAATGCGTCCGGTGGCGGAGCCGCCTCCTCTTCCTTCCCGTCGGGATCAACACCGCCATCAAACCCACCAAGCCTCCAAAATCCGCAAAAAATCAAAGCCCTCTGGTCATTGAGCAATGACGAGGCGTTCCTGACGGCCAAGGCGGAGCTGACAAGGCGGTACAACGAGAAGGAGATCACCTCACAGGAGGAATATAACGAAAGGCTCTATCAGCTGGAGGTGGCGACATTGACGGCTCGGCTGTCGGCTCATAAGGATAAGGGGGCGGACAGAGCCAAGATCGAGAATGAGTTGCAGGAGAAGACCAAGAAGCATTCGGAGGATGCGTTGAAGAAGCGGCAGGAGTACGAGAAGAAGGCGGCGGAACTTAGCAAGGAGGGGACGGCCATCATCAACGAGGTGGAGACGGAGAAGACCAAGGCGGCTATGGCCGGTGAAGAGGCTCGGTACCAGGCCGAACTCAAGAAGTTCAAGGAGACGCAGGTGCTGTACGAGAATCAGGCTGCGGTGTTGGTGGCTATTGAGAAGAAGCACCAGAATAAGCTATCAAAGATAGCACAAGATGGTTTTGACAGGCGCATTGCTACAATGGAAAGCGGCTACAAAGTTGATCGAGCTTCCATAACCGCAGACTATTCAACACAAATAGCGGCAGAACGCCCAAACTCCAGCAAGGCCGCCACTAAAACGAAAGAGCGTGATTATGCTCTTCTGGAACTGGATTTGAAACACCTTGAAGAGCTCAAAGCAGAGCTGGAAAAGATAACTGCTGATAAAAACGCTCTTGGTATCAAACTATCCCAAGAAGATCTTGCCAAGTACAACCTAAAACTTGAAGAGACTAAGGCCAAGATCAACGAGTTGACCGTCTCAAAGGCCAAAAGCGATGGTGGATTCTTCTCCGGTACTGGAAAAGGGAGCCTGTTTGGTGTTTCGCAAGAGGAATGGAACACTTTTTTTGCGAACATCGATACCGGCAAAAATAAAGCGGAAAATCTTGCAACAGCTCTAAATGCTGTTGGAGGACTATCGCAGGAAGGCTTCCAGCTGGCAAGCAAGGCGATCGAGCTTACCAACGCCAAGGAAAACAAGGCATTCAACGAGTACAAGAAGAACAACGAGAAGAAAAAGAAGGATCTGAAATCCAGATATGATGCCGGATTGGTGTCACAGGAGCAGTACAACGCGAGGGTCGAGGAGATGGAGGCTGAGGAAGAGGCAAAGCGCGAGGAGATGGAGATCAAACAAGCAAAGAGGACGAAAGCGCTCAATCTTGTGCAATCCATCATCAACACGGCTTTGTCGGTCACCAAGACCTTGGCGCAATGGGGCTGGCCAGCCGGTGCGGCTCCTGCCGCTATCGTTGCCGCTTTCGGAGCGGCGCAGACTGCATTGATCGCGGCGCAACCGATAGGTGCGGAGGAGGGTGGTTTCGTGAACACTCGGAGGGCTCAGGATGGAAAGGCGTTCAAGGCACGGTTGTCTCCTGACAAGAGAGGCTTCGTCTCCTCCCCAACCGTGCTTGTGGGTGAGAACGGCGGTGAATATGTGATCCCGGCTGACGGACTGAGCAATCCGACATTGCTGCCGTTCGTGGCAACGATGGAGGAGGCGCGGAAAGCGGGGACGTTAAAGAGCCTGAACTTCGAGGCGGTTTATCCGGTGGGAGCCGCTATCGGTCGGGAAAGCGGTGGGTTTACGAACACTTCGACAGGCTCAGTGACCGGAAGCGGCTCGGTGTCCGGAGGGAATGTCGCTTCGGCAAGGTCAGCGACCGATGAGAGGTTGCTGGAGGCTATCGAGCTTCTGAACAAAAGGCTTTCCGTGCCGATCAAGGCGGATGTGTCGATGCTGGGGAAGAACGGGATCATCGAGCAGACGGAGAAGTACAACAGGGCTAAACGTCGGGGTACTTACGGCAGGTAGCGAAAGTTTTTCTGCATTTTTTTTGCAAAACTCTTGGAATTTGAAAAACGAAGTTGCATATTTGTGGTGCGATACATATTGGATGGCACTCTTTAGCGGCTGATTTTGTCCCGTTATTGATTGCTGACATATTTTTTAGAGAGTTTTTGTCCTCTGTATGGTCGTCATTGGCGAAAGCCGTGACTGTACTAGCCGCAAGGCTTCCAGTATGTATCGCAGACCTATAGCAGAGGACATTTATTTACAATTAGTTATGCGATACACTAATTCAAACAACGCGGCTGTTGCCGCAGAAAGCCACAAGATCGGGGCTGACTCTTTCATCATCGAGACCAGGATTGAACTGTTCCAGATTGCAGATCGATTCTCGGAGTGGGAAAAGCAGATGTACGAGAAGAAGGAGTTGCTGATGGATGGAAGGTTCGACAATGAGATCAGGACGATGAACGCCGCGTTCTACCAGCTGGATGAGGCTTTGAGGAAGATCCTGAATGAGGAGCTGGAGTTCGACATCCTCCGCCACAACACCGTTACGGAGTGATTTTTGCAAGGATTTGTCTGACAATTAATTCTGAATGAGTATGAGAAGGTTAATCATTGCTGTTGCTATAATGCTGATAGGGTTCGGCGGGACTTGCTTCGGAAGGAAGCTGGCTGATCCGGACACGCTGGCGTTCAAGAAGACATATTCGATGCCAGAAAAGAACATTGATGAAATCCGAGAGGCCGTAAGAGAATGGCCACAAAAGAATATTGGGTTGGAATATTCGCGTTCCAGTCTGGATTGGACAACAAAAAGTTTTCGAGGCCGGTACTTCGATGTTCTTTTCGGCAAAACAAGAGGTGATTTGTTCGGAGATGTAATTCTTGTCTTCCGTGACGGGAGTTTTGATCTGGTGTTCAAGAACATTTCAGCGCAATGGCGAAATAATTTTGTAACCTGCATGTCAACCAACGATGACAAGTTCAACCGTACTTGGTTCTGGAGAGCCAGCCGCAGCAAGAAGATTCTCAACAATGTAAGGATTCGTGCAGATGAGATATTCAAGATGATCACCGCCTCGATGGACGAGTACCTCAAGGTCGGCCCGCCGGTGGAGCTGAAGAAACTCTGACAATCCCGCCGTCCCAGACAGCCGCCTCAGGGCGGCTGTCTTCACGTCAAGAATCCATCGAACAAAGTGAAAATCAGCGGAAAGTGTTGGAATTTCGGTCTAAAGTTTGTTCCTTTGTAAACACAAATGATATGCAAACGAAATACACGGAAATCCATGAGGCTTGGGAAAGATGACATATTGGTGATCAAGGCGGTTCTGCTCTACATCCTTACGCATAGTGAGGATGGTAAGCGGGACATCTACAGCCTTGTCAAGGCGGCTTACTATGCGCAGCAGAACCACCTTGCGCGGTATGGCACTCCCCTCTTCAAGGACTGCATCTGCGCTTTGCCGTTCGGGCCGGTACCGTCCAACATCTACAATATTCTGAAAATGGCACGTGGCGATTCTCGTGTGCTCGACTACCATAAGGCAGATGACATGCATTTGGCTTCGGATGCCATAGCTTTCGAGAATGAGAGATTTTCAGCGAAAGAGAGACCCGACATGGATTTTCTTTCCCTGTCTGACATAGAATGTCTGAACTACGGAATCAGCAAAGTCGCCGGGATGTCCTTCAGTCAGATTATGGATGACACGCACGGGCAGGAGTGGAGCCGCGCTTTCAACAGTGGCACTTCCCTCAAGGAGATGGACATCATGAATATATCCAAGGAAGGAAACGCCTCTGATGATGCGTTGCAGTACCTGAAGGACTTTCTTGATACTGAATGGTTTGCCAGATCATGATGGAACTGGGAGCATTTCCTGACAAACTCAGGAAGCAGGCGATTGGGATCGGTCAGGTTCTGAAAATGGAGATGTTTCCGGAGGACAGGGTTAAGCCCAAGCAAGGGAAGGACTCCAAACCGAAAAGATTTGTTATCATAGGACAGACTGATGATGGTGGTGTGCTGGCCGCCCTTTTGGTGAACACGCGGATCAATGAAAGCATGTTTGCCCAGATCGCACCATATCAGCATTTGGTCAAAGTTGCTGACAATGATTACCTTGATCACGATAGCTTTGTGGATTGCTACACAGTGAGGGAGTTCAGTAGCGAAAGGGTTCTGGAAAGCGCTGAATATCTTGGACATATAAAGGAAGAAGACCTGAAAGAGTGTCTTGACCACGTCCGACAATCCCCGGCCATCAAGCCTTATGTGCTGAAAAAATTCAAATTAGAAGAGTAATCTTGTTGTCCTTTGTGGCCGCCTGAGGGCGGCTATTTTTGTGCCATAAATGGGGAATTTATGGTTAGGATACTGACAAAGGACTACACGGAGCTGGATCTTACGAAGGGGTTCGAGTTCCAGATCGAGATGGAGAACCCGATGCTTGACGAGGAGCATATCCCTTCGGCTTTCAGCACGCAGATCTCGTTCCCGCCGTCGCCGGTGAACAGGAAGGTGTTCGGCTACACTCCGGCGATGTTCCTGGCTCCGAACGTAAAGAGGCTGGAGGCCCAGGTGTGGATCGGCGGCGTGCCTTTCGTGACCGGCACGCTGGCGTACGACGGCATCCAGGACGGATGTCTGATGTACACGTTCACGGAGAAGGTGGTGGAACTGGAAGGGAAGATCTGGGAGAAGAGCATCCTGGAGTTCGACACGGGTTCCATCCCAAGCACCCTCTCGAAGTTTTCTACGCCGCTGCTTATTAACAAGACAAATGTTGCAATACAGCCATATTCGGTGATCAGTAGAATTCCCGTGTCAGGTGAGCCAGGTTCAGCAGGCGCTACCACAGGGCAACTAACTGAAGACGATTACCTCTACAGGAAGAAGTATTACAATTATTACAATGCGTCAGAGAGTTTTACCTATAAGACCTTCATTCCGGCTATTCCACTGAGGGTCATCCTGGCAGGATGCTCGGTAAATGTTCCTAACGACATGCTACTCCGGAACGGATGGGCTGAACTATCCATTCTTGGTAGATACCACGAATTTTTGTTTGATGACGTGGTGAAGCCAAACAGGTGGCGTGACGTGGCGACATCGGGAACAAGGCCACCGTCAACCGGAAAGCCCACAAGGCGAGGATCTTCTACTCCAGGAAACAATAAGATCACTGATTTGGCCTCGTTCCTTCCGGACATCTCTTTCGCTGAGCTGATTAAAGGTCTTTGTTCGATGTTCTGTTCGACCATATTCAACGACGGCGGAAAAGTCAGAATGATAGAGAATAAAGATGTTCTTGGCTATCCTGTCGAGGATTGGGAAGAAAAAATAGAGGACGATTATTCTTCTACGGAAGAGAAAGCCGTATCTTATAAGTTCGGCTATGGCGACGATGGCATCTCCTATGACACAACAAAGCTAACCCAAAATCTGGAAGACGGTATAGTAGAAAAAGTCATAGAGGGCGATGTGAACGGCATACAGGCGCACTTTACGTCAAGTGATGATTATTCGGTGGTCTTCGACGAGGTTACTTGTGATGTCTATTCTGGCCGCAAATATGACGGAGTAGTAAGGAGACAGTATAACCCTAAAAATGGCGCGATAGTCCCGGTAACGGAAATAGCGTATGAATGCGACTTGCTTTACAAAGGGGCAAAGCCTGTGGAAAACCATGTGGAAGGCGCAGACACATTTGACAATAGCACCGAATTTATGACAGCGGGCTGCGTGCCGGAAAAACTATTCATTTCCGACACAACTTTTCTACGGAGCATGGCGGCTATAATTGAACCGAACGATGTTGGAAAAGAGCGTGACAACAAGGTCTACATTGGGGTGTCATTTGAGCGTCAGTTTTTCAGCAATGGCATATTCGCCCCTATCACAAAGGCAGACTCTCTGTTTGTTGGAACCGAAGACCTTACTCCCGGCGGTCTCTGGGAAGAATACCACAAGGCATTCGCCCAGTGGCTGGGAAAGACGAGGCAGAGGGTGGCCGTGGACGTGAACCTCACTCCTGTCGAGCTGCACAACTTCAGGCTGTACAGACCGGTGTACTTCAGGGGGAGGAAATGGATCGTGGCGAAGCTCTCGGTAACGGTGGCGGCGGGTTCGGACAGGGTCACCACCAGAGGTGAGTTCATCGAAATCTGA